TTTATTCCAACCGGAGCAGTGATAATTGGAGTAGTTTTACCTCCTGTATTCCACTTAACCGATCTGCCTTCCATTACGATAACGCCTAACTCCTTGGCTTTCTCGATGATAGTCTGTCTTGCGATTGAAGGATCATCAACTCCATCCATGAACATCTTAGGTTTCTGTTTTGCAAACAAGATCATATCGTGACGGATTTCGTCGGCACTACGATCTGTGCTCATTCCCATTACCTTAGCATATCCAATCAGCTTAGCGAAGTCCATTCCTATAGCTATAGAAACTGCCTTGCTTTCAAGTACAATAGTGTCTACACTTACTTTTGCGCTAGCCTCAGGATCGAGAACCTTAAAGAATACTGCCTTTGATGTATTACGATCTTTATTTCCTTCGTTATGATTAGATACGGCAAGAAATTTAAGCAGGTTTGGATTCATCCGGTCAATAACCAATGATCCATTTGTGAAAATAATGTCACCAAGGGTAACTTTGTCCGGCTGTTCATCTTTATATATGCTGTGCTCTCCCATAGCATATCTTATGGTGCGAACTTTTTGAAGTTCTTCATCATAAATTTCTTCTGTAGATGGTAATCTGAAATATCCAGGATAATGTCTTCCTGCGAGAGCAGGTTTTTCTTTACGTCTTGAAAGGACGAAAACGGTAGGTTTGTTAATTTTTGCCATGTCGATTAAATTTAAGTAATTAAAATAAAAAAAGAAAAAAGAGAGGGAGACTAGCTCCCCCTCAGTATGCTGTCAAAACTATGACTTTGTAATCCAAGCGTAACGGTTTGGTGCAAAACCTTCGAAACCTCTTTCAGTTCTGTAGTTGCACTTCAATTCGTCTTTCCCGTTAGTCTTATTGCTGATAACAGCTCCACCTTCAAGCCAATGCTCCATTTCACGTGAGTAACCTTCGGCTGCTTTGTAACGGATTGCGAGTGAAGGAATGCTCTCACGAGTTACAGGATCGATCTGTGTGTCAGAAGGAACAAGAAGTGCAGCGGTACGGTAAGCACTGTCTACGCCACCAGCTGTGGTGTAACCCAACATCTGTGTGTAATTGAATGCTTTGTAGGTTTTCTTATGGAAAGTATACCCACCGTATGTGAATGATTTGAAACCAAAACTAACAGCTTTTTCTGAGCTACCTTCGAAAGTTCCGAAAGATGCGCCAGCTCCATCGAAATAATCCCTGAATGAATCGTCGATGTCAAGGCTGAATGTAAGACCTGTCCACATTGTATTCTCCTGAGCGCCACGGTTTTTGTCGATAGCGATTGTTGTAGCACGGAAATCATCAACGTCAAATGAAGTTGCATAATTAAGTGCGTTTCCGCCTGCTGCAAAGTCAAGAAGACCTTCAGTACCACGAATTCCAAGAGCAGTAAGACCAGCTGCACCTGAACCAACAGTTTCACCAACTAACATCTGCATTTCTGCATAGTCGTTGAATCTCTGATAAGTGTCAGATTCACCTTTAAGATACCAAAGATATCCTGATTTTCCGGTTGCAGCATCTTCGATCTTGATGTAAGTCGCGTTTGTAGCTTCCGATCCGGTTACTTTGTAAGCTTCCTTGATGATCATAACCTGATTCTCGTACATAATCACGTTAGGTGTCAGACCGTCAGGTTGATCAGTTCCTTCTCCAAATTCAAGACCTGTGATGATCGCTTTCTTACTAACAAGTGCTGCGAAAGCTGCTGCGTCGCAAGTTCCACCGTCGTACATAAGAACCTCGATGTAAGTCTTATCAGTTGTTGAAGCAACGTCAGAAACAGAAAGCTGAGTGTAATTTTCAACCTTAGTTGCTGCACCACCGTTTGTAGCTACCCATGTAACTAAACCAACACGACCATTCTCGAACTGAACGATGTTGTTCGGACGAACAAAATGGTAATCAAGTTCTGACTGAGTTGTGCCTGAATCTTCGGCGTTAGTTACTTCCATAACAAAACCACCCGCGATCAGGTTGTCAGTGTGAAGGACTGTTGATTTTACGGTAAATGACTGATGAATCCAATCTTCCTCAAAATGCTTGAAAGTTTTCTGAGCAACTTCTTTCTTTGCACCGAGCATTTCAATGAATCCGGTTAGTGCCTGATCTCCGTATCTTTTTACGAGAGTTTCGTTCACATCAGGCTTGTGAAGTTCGTTCAGAAAATCAACAGAAGAAACATAGTTCTCTGAGGTTCTGACTGCTGCCAATGAAGGCGTTGCTGTAAAGAATGCCATAATTAATTATTGTTTTTAAAGTGAATATTATCGTTTCCCAAACATTTGTTCTGCTACTTGTTGTGCCACTGTTTTTACTGTAGTGCTTCCGGTGTTCTTGTCTTTAGATTGGAAATCGGTATTCTTAATATCCTTTATAATTTCTTCCTTGCCTCTTGACTTGTTGAACCCTGCTGCAGCCTTTACTATTTCTTCAAAGTTGCTCAGAATCACCATGTCTTTAACAAACTTCTCCACATTCTCAGTTCCGTCGGCATTTACATACCTCTGAAAGAATGTTGAGAGTGATTCATTCTCTTTTGTTACTTTTCCCCTTGTTTCAGCAGGAACAGTATATGAGAAAGTATCAGTTTCATTAAGTTTGATATCAAGCTTTTCGACCTTGCTTGCTGTAGTTTCAAGTGATGATTTCCACTTAATACCGTCAGCCTCTATGTCCTCAGCCGATTTTCCTGTACTTGCGACAGCCCATTTCTTTTGGTTTTCAATCAACTGCTGCTTCGCAACCGAAGCATCACGTTTGATTTGAATCTCCTTTAATCTTTTCGCGTTTGCCGGAGCATCAGAAGCGACACCGTATTTATCTTCCAAAAGAAGCGTAATATCTTCTTCTGTTAACGTATTGTCTGCTAGGCGTTCAGCCTGCCTCAATGCTTCCAGGTCGGAAATTTTAGAGTAATCTGTTCTCTGGGTTCTTATAAAGTCATCGATATCACCGCCATTCTTAACGTATTCGTTTAGCTTTGCAACCTGATCGTTTGCAAAAATATCGGCTGTATTTTTCGATGCCTCTGTTTTGCCTTCATTATTCTTTGACGTTACGCCAGCCTGATCGACCTTAGTCTTGTCATTAATGTCAGCAGGAATGATTATTTTGGCTGCTGCTGCTGCCGCTGCGCTTGCTGCTGCTGCTGCCGCCTCTGTAGCTTCCTTTGAACCCGTATCGTTCAACTCACCTTCACCATCATTACTCTTTACTTTGGGAGTACCGTCCGGATTTAATTCAGTATTGTCAATGACCGCTTTGTTCTTATCTTCTTCGGGCGCTAAAGTAACACCCAATGATTTTGCTATAGATTCTGCTATTTCTCTTTCTGTTGCCATGACTAAATTAGATTAAATTATTAATGAATACAAAGATACGAAAAATATTTTAATTTTCCAACTATTTTTTTAGTTAATTTTATTTGAGCGAAGTATTTGACTTATTTGACTCTACCTTTCCCCTGTTTACAAGCTCCTGTAATTCCATAGCCCTAGCATGCTCCTGAATTTCAAATTCATTTTTCATTTCATATTCAGCTTGCATTTTTTTAATGCTATTTTGAAGATCCATTTCTAACTCCATCTGCTTAGCCTGTGCTGCCTGTTGTGCAGCTATCTGACTCTGCTCTGCATTCATTTGAGCGTTCTGCTGAGCAACCAATCTTAATTCATCAGCATATTTCTTACGTCTAAGCATGATCATTTCATTCGCCATTTTTATATTCTTGATCCTGCGAATAAATATTGCATCCTCAATACGTAATTCTTTTTGCTGTAGTGACTGCTGAATATTTTGTTCCATCACCTGTTTGTCATAATCAGTAGGCTCTGCATCGATTATAATACCAAATTCATAGATAGACACATCCTTGCTTATGGTGATAGTTTCCATGCTCATTTCACCAAGGGCACTTATATAACCGGAATAAACCCTGTCATACTCAACCAGATCCTGCAGCATGAGAATAACGGACTCTGCAGTACGTTTGTATATGTTTAAATACGCATCATTTATGTATTTCGTGGCATTGTTAGAAGCCTCTAGGTTCATCTTCTGAATACCAATAGCTGCATTCTGAGTGCTTGCACTACCGTCGCGGGCTTCATTTATACCCGTCACATCGCGAAGCATCCCTATATTATGTTGATACAACGCAAGTAATTCGTTAAGAGCTCCGCCAATACCTCCGGCAAGTTCAGTAACCGGACGGGACTGTGACGGACGACCTTCGTCATCCAACTCCCTGTAATGATAAACCCCTGTCTGATCAAAGATGTCTAATATATCCAATGGTTTGAATGTTCCGCCTTTACCATCACTTACACTCTCAATAGCTCCCAATTCTATTGCCAATCCCTTAGGTCTTGACTTAGCGGCTATATGCTGAATCTTTAAGTGAGTAAGCTGTATTTGATCTCCAAATGGAATCATTCTCTCGCATAATGACTGATTACGCATGAGATCAAGATTTGGAGTGTATACGATATAATCAAGGAATGTTTTACTCAGGGCTGACTTAGGTCTGATCTGATTCTTTCCTTTTCCATAGCCATAAACGAAACGAGTGCCAATAATCCATTTGCCTGAATATTTACAGTCGTATGATGTCTGAATCATTTCACGTGATTCCTTGCTTTCCTTAGGAATAGTATAGTTGCCCTTTCTTTTGTTCACACTATATGTTCCATAGTTAGTCGATTTCTTCTCGTACTTAATATCAACAGGAACAATAAATTGAGCATCTAGTATATCTACCAGGAAATTATCGTATTCGTAATACTGTATTCCATTGACAACATTAGCTACTGCCCTGAACTTAAGCTTGTTATTATTTCTTCCGGCAAAATTACGTGCGATTTCAAGGTATTCGGCTTCTGTAAACTGATCTCCGGCTGTAGATTTTAATTCAGATATGCTAATACGGATAACTTCTCCGCAATACGTCATTTTCTTGAAGTCTGGCGCATCAGAGTATGATGTAACCATATTAATAGGATCGACATATCTCAGAGTTATTCCCCTATAATCTAGCTCACATTTTGCTGCTCCAATACCTATAACAACTAAATCCCTTAGGATTCTCTTTGAAATTTCCCGCCAATCATTAATGTTCATTGCAAGCATAACTCCATTCTCGATAGCTATTTCTGCAGCCTGCTTGTAGCTTAATCTCATGAATAGATCAATCTCCTCATTACTTTCAAGTTGGGTATTATCCTGGGTAAGAAGAGGTATATTTGTTTGCTTTTCAACTTCAAGTAAGAAGTTCTGAGATAGCAACTTAGCTTTCATTTTAAGTGCATCACCACGCCTTTGATCTGATGATACCGGATCAATAGCTGAGGCATTTATTGTGTAGCCGTAATTGATTAGACTGTTAACTATTATATCAACAAATTTAGGTATTACAGGAACTATTCTCCAATCTAGGTTAGCATATGACTTATCTCCATCAACGCCTAATAAGTCTTTGTACGGCTGAGAAGATTGCTTTCCTCCGGCGTAGTCTCTACATAATTGCCATTTAGCCACTCTTTGATCTAGGAGTGTTCCGGATTCTCCCGCCCATTCCCTGTACATCATTTGAAAGAACTGAAGCCCGTAGGATGGTTTGTCTTTTTCAACCTCTGAGGCTAGCGGATTTGGAAAACCCAAAAATAATTCATTTGCCATTTTATCTATTTTATTCGTTTAGATCGTAATCCCTGATTATTATAAACTCTTGTTATTAAAACATTTTGCATTGGTTTTGGTTGTACTATTACCTTCTTTGTCGCAAGCAGTGTTAGTCCGGCGGCTACTGTAGCATCATATTCTTTCCATGCATTAGGATCGAATCTTAGCCAATCCTCAATAAGCTCATTGAAATAAACCTTTCCGCCATTACCGTCGTCATCCATTCCGCAGTTATCTACAATATAAGCTTCTATTGAGCTTATAAGAGAATCCCTTACAGTATCTCCGGATGTCGGTATTCCCAAACTTTTCTGAGTTTTACTCGAAGATGTGTGAGTAGACTCAGGACGCTTCATTAAGTAATTAGAAAAACCATGTTCAGTAAACCAATTTATTAAGCCAATCCTGTTATTCTCAGCTAATACCTGATTCCCGTAAAATATAGACTGCCTTAGAACGTCTTCATAGAACTGAAATACGGTAGGCGGTCTGTATATGTACTGAGAAACAAACATATTACTGTCTGCTACTACCGGATTGTACATCCTAAACACAAATGAAGCTCCATTCGATCTTCTACCATCTGTAGTGCTAGAATGATCATAAGGGTCGCATCCTGAGACAATCCAATCGATATTTCCTGGAAAGAAGTCTCCATATCTCATGACCATCTTATTCTGATCTGCTTCATCCGGCAACCAGGCTACAACCCAACGTCCGGACTTAGATGGAACAAATCTTACCTTGCCACCGAAATCATTTACCCATATGAAATTGCCTCTAGTTATTAGTCGTCCTGCATACAGATCATTCCATTCACGCTGTTGATATAATCTTTCAGCATCAAAAGAACATTCTCCTGCTTCTATTCTGAACGCCTCCTCAGGCTCAAATGGGAACTGTCTCTTGTGTTCAGCTAATGCATTCGTATCATTTTTCAGTGATTCCCTGATATTAAGAAGAAACTGTTTTGATCCCATTTTGATCAGTTTGCCATTGATCCCCATCACCGGAGTATCCGGAGTGTCAATAACAGAGTTTCCATATTCATCAATGAAAATCATGTTCTCATATTCCAAGCCGTCATATGCCGGAGTAAAGTATCTGTACATTCCCGATACCGTTCTACCGTTACCATCGCGGTGAGCAGGATCGCTTCCATCCCAGATCTTTTTGTAGTTCTTGCCTCCCTTTCGGGTCATCTCGTTTACAGTCGAAGGAAAGAATGCTTTCCCAAGAATATCTCCGGACAATGTAGGTCTTACTACTCCCCAACTCTTGCTTACATCAGCTTCTTCCCACTTACCTCCCTCATCGCAACAATAGCGAGCCAATTTATAGGAGTCAAATGAGTTCTCCGCCGTATTCTTCCACTCCACCTTGCTTTCAAGAGCTTCTGACGTTTGGACTTTCTGAGTTAATTTTGTGATACGCTCGCCTGGCTTATCAAATTCTAGGATTGTTTTCGGATTATCAGTTCCGGCAATCATAGGTTGATAAAATCCAGGTAAGTCCCTGAACATCTTAACCAATTTGTAAAAGAACTCCTTAGCATCTGTTCCGGTCTTGCTAATCAGACCTCCGTTAACCCTCTTGTTTCGGGTTATGTATTCTAGTATTATTGCCGCTCCTTTGAATGTTGCACCCTCTCTACGGTGCTTTACCATTATCATTCCAAGGCACGCATCGTCAACTACGCACGCTTCCCAATATATGAAGAACTTCCTGTCCCTGCTTCTGTACTGCGGATATCCGATGTCTATTTTACACCACTGAATATAATAATAATGAAGTCCGGTTATATAGATCAATTCCCCATTGATCATCATCCAAACTCCATTTATTCTTCTATCAAAATCCGCCTCAATGAACGCTATATCTTCCTCAGTATACTCTGCTTCAATACGATCCAATAGCCCCTTTGGGGGCTCTATGCGTTTCCATTTTTGATCCTGCTTCTTGTTTCTTGCAAATAAGATATTCTTTTTTGCACCAACCTTAGGCAGTGTAATATTCAGGTTATAAATACGAATCGTATCGCCCTGATTCTTATCAAATAACGGAACTGTGTAAAGATCGTTCTTTTCTTCTATTAATGATTCAATTAGCATACGCAAAGATACAAAAAAAAATTGACAATAACAAACTATTTGTTTGCCTTAAGTGCTAATTTCTCAGCCATTCCGGCTTTGAATACGGATTTATTGAGTATCTCAGCTACATCCTCATTTGATTCTTCTATCTCTTTTTGCATTTTACGAATCTCTCCAAGAAGGTATTTAGAATCATCATAACACTCTCGCTTACTCTTGATGGCATTACGCTCCTTCTCATCGGTCATTCTGCTGTCCAATGGCTTTCTCACCACTTCCATAAGAGTCTCTATAGCCTCTTTGGTTGACATGAGAAGTTCGTAATTAAAATCATTTATCTCGCGAAATATCCTAGTCACCATATCTCCGATCATTGGATTTGAGTTTGCTAGGATAGCGTCCCATTGACCTACCTCTACAAATTTCTCCAATGCCTTTTGTTTCCTAACCTTAAGGTCTTTGCAATTCGCGAATGGAGAATCCGGAGCATACACATGTATAACATATTGATATGCAGTATCTACCCTAAATATCCATTCAGGAACTTTCATTTCACCCTCTCCGGTAGCTGCATCCAAGACTACCCAAAACTCATGCTTCCGGAGAATCTTCTCCATGCTGAATTCCGGATAGTCTAGAATATAGCTGTATCTGCTTTCGAAATCACTCATGCCTTTATAGCTGTAATTTGAATATCGTCATCTACAGTGGTTATCACATCGCGCAATTCCATTCTGTATAATTTCTCTCCATCCACATCTATTTGGTATTCGCAGTTTTTCCCGAAAAGAATAACGTCTCCCTCTTTAAGACCTGCTTCCTTACATGAATCGCTGAGGCTATGAGCAATGCCCATGCGCTCCACAAATTCATCCTTAGATTTTCCGGTCATAATAAATCCGGAATCATTATTAAAGAATCTCGTATTATCAAACTTTATAGGCTTGACAAATAGAAAGTTATTAAGCATCTTCATTTCCCCGTTTCTTATTCTAGCATAAATTTGATTGTATTCTAGCCAACATAACTTCTTGTTTTTAAACGGAAGTTGGCTCTCTTTCTCGCTGATGAAGTGATGAACAATAACACCGTCGCCAGCTTTCAGATCAGTTCCTTCGGCAGTCTCATATACCACTGCCTTCTGAATCGTATTCCATAATGAACGGAACACATTATCCAGGATGAAGTCAGCGTCACCAACTTTAATGGTGTCGTTGAGCTTCTTCTCCTGAAATAATATAACTCTCTTATTCTGTGGTATCACGTTCTTCTTCTATATCGTATTCAACACTACATGGCATATCTTCAAATGATTTCCATAACCTGACAATATCCGGAGTAATAGACTTACTTACAAATACATCATATTTATTTACACCGAAATCTGAGAGAGTTTCCATGTCTTTAACAATGGACTCGATAATAATTCTACCGCCCATCATTTCCTGCCCAACCTTGTAAGTGATACCCTCTTTGATATCACCTACAGAGATTTTCCTAATAATTCCTTTTGCTTCTGACATAATATTATTTTTTAACTTCGTTTACAATCGTACAGTTTGTCGTGATTATCATTCCGGCTACAGAGATTGCATTTTTAACTGCCGATTTAATAACCTTAACCGGATCAATTATTCCGGCATTAATCATATTGGTATATTCTCCGCTCAATGCATTATAACCAATGTCTCCCTCGCCTTCAACACGAATATCTTCGATATCAGATATCTTACTCAGAACTACCTCTCCATTCATGCCGCAGTTTTCAACGATGGTATTTAATGGAGAAATAAGGGCTTTTAAAACTATACCATATCCATCCTTTTCATCATTCCTTCCAGAAGCCTGTTTAGATCGATTTAAGAGCACTGATGCGTTTTTATATGCAATCCCTCCTCCGGCAAGATATCCTTCATCCAAAGCAGCCCTTGTAGCAGCTAAAGCATCTTCAAGGCGATAATATGATTCCTTCATTTCAGTATCAGAGTTTCCGCCAACATAGATTACTCCAATGCCGCTTGTAAGAGACGCGATACGCTTTGACAATCTCCATGCCTGATTACCCTGAGTGTCGTCCTCTTGCTGCTGCTTGATGGTATTCACGCGGGCGTCTATATTATCCTGAGAACCTGACCTGCCAATGATAGTCGTCAGCTTATCGGAACAAATAACTCTATCTGCCCTGCCGAACTGATCTGCTGTCATCTGATCGATATGAAGTCCACGAGCCTCTGATATCACAGTAGCTCCGGTCATGGCTGCTAAGTCATCAAGAATCTCCATTCTATTCTCCCCAAAGTCAGGAGCTGTTATCGCTACAACATGAAACTGCTTCTGAACCTTATTGATTACTAGAGTTCCTAGCGTCTCGCCTTCCATTCCCCCACAGATAATTACAAGAGGTCTCTTAAACTCCTGTGCAATTTTAAGCACCGGAATTATCTCGCTGAATGAGTTTTCGAATTTCTTGTCTGTAAGAAAGATAACAGGATCAACATAGTCAGCAACCCTTTTGGTCTGATTAGTTATAAAGTTAGGACTCATCATTCCGCCGGATATCTGACATCCTTCAATGATTTCAGAAACGGTTTCATTCATTCCGGTTTCTTCAAGCCTGACTGCTCCACTCTTTCCAACCTTGGCAAATATCTCAGATAGCATACGTCCGATATTCGGATCGTTATTAGCTGATATAGTGGCAATGTGAAATATATCATCCTCTGTTTCAATAGGAATAGCTTGGCTGTCGATTATCTTTACGAAGTCGATTACCGCCTTATCCATGCCACGCTTCAAGTCCATAGGATTTGCTCCTGAGGATATGAGTCTCATTGCCTGAGAAATAGCGCTATGAGCAATTACTGTTGAGGTTGTAGTTCCGTCGCCCGCGTCACGCGCTGTTCTAGAAGCCGCGTCTTTTACAATAGCTGCTGCAGCATTTTCAACAGGATCACTTAATTCAAAATTGTGAGCAACAGTCACACCATCCTTTGTTACAGCATAGCTATTGCCTTGCTGAATAATAACGTGACGACCTTTAGCACCCAGGGTAGAACTAACTGCTTTGTTCAGCTTCTCCACTCCGGTTAGCATCTTCTGTCTCGCTTCCTGATCGAATAATATCTCTTTCATTTATCTTTGTATTTAATTGGTTTTGAAATGCTTGAATTGTTTCTATTCTATCCTTTTGGCTTTTTGTTTTCCAAAAGTATTTTGGACTTACTAAATAACTTGCTTCTCTTTTTCCATCCATGCTAGCCGATATAAGCAGCTCTGAATTAATTAAATCCCCGATTGCAGCCTTCACCATCCCGTCAGTATACTCTCTATTGAACGATCTAATTCTACTTCTAAACTCAGACCTATTTCCCTTATTGAGTATTATCTGATTGTAGTCAGACATTTCATCGACGATCCATATAAGCAAATACAACGAACATTGGTATTTAAGATTGAACGCTACAGCATAGATATTGTTGTACATCTGTACAAATCCTGTCTGAATAGATAGTTCATTAGACTTATGATCCCTTGTCGTTGTATTAACATATATGTCTTTCACCTATTATTTGTTAAATGCTATCTTATGTCTATTGCATATATGTCTTTTATTTTATTTTCCAACTCACTGAGACTACCGTAGTTACGAATCATTTTGTTAAATGTTCTAGTCTCTGCTGCATATTCTAGGGCAATATGTGTGAGATAATCTTTGTCTTCTAGATTAGCTCCCTCCCTGTGAATTACAAACATAATAGGCTCGTAGATATTCCTTGCAGCAGATAGTTCTATGAAGTGCCCAAGTTTGAAATGCTTAAACCACATCATTTCCTCAACTCTCCGGCAGTCGGTTATTATGATATGAGGAGTCTGAGATTCTTTTTCATACTTAGCGGTAAGGAGTGAGTCGAGAGCTTTAGATACCCAATGATACATTCCATTAGTCTGCTTCTGAGACTCTCCGTACTCAATTATCTTAGAGCGAACACTTTCCTTCAGCTCCCTAGTTTCGTTGACATGGCTGACTTCCGTCATTCCTATTGATGGATAGAATTCATCTTTTAAGGCGTCGGCAAATGCTATCTGCACAACAGGCTCAGTGCTAATTTTTTTAAGGATGTCTGCAAACTCATTCTTTCCGGTGTTTTTAAATCCGGTAAGGAAGATGAGTTTTCGGGTGGGTTTTTTGTTTTTCTTACCCTCTAATGCTCTTGCGATCAAGGTTTGATCGGGCACAAATGTAGTTTTAGGCTTAGATTGTACTTCTTCCATGGTAATAAATTTAATTTAATTTGTACAAATATAAGTAAAAAAAGCGAGAAAACCAAATTTCCTCGCTAGTTTGTTAATTGAATCCGGAGTTATTGTTGCGGAAACTCTTTATTTTTATCAAAATACTGCTTACCAAGAACCAATGCCGATGCGAATGGTACTGCAAACATAAATGTAGTTGCACCTAACCATGCTCCCATGATCAATATCATGAATGACATTGTTTTAGAGGCAGTAAGTGTAATTGCGATATCAAATTTAAACTTGCTCATATTATATCTGTTTAATTCCGTCAGTTAACTTAATATTTGCTATACGATCTCCTGCGTCAATATCCAGTACAAAATACTCTGATGTAGTGTATGTATTGTCTGTAACAGGATTAGTACCCGAACCACCTGCTACAGAAACTAGCGTCCATCCATCATATCCGGCAGTAGGAGAAAATCCACCACCTTTTATTAATAACGTGAATACACCTGCTATGGAGCGAGTAATTTTAATACGATACCACGTATTGATTAATATATATGGTATCGCAGTAGCTATATTTCTAGCAGCATATGCACCATTAGAATATCTATCAAAATAAATAGCTTCGTTTGTTCCGATCAATACTATATTCGCATTTACATTAGTTTGTTTGTTAGCATTTAATGCTATAGAGAATGAATTAGCGTCAAGTGCTTTATACCAATCGAACTCCCAACTACCATATGCCTGCTTGCTAGGTACTAAAATAATTCCAGACGTAACACACTCTAAATATTTAGTACCATTAGTAAGTGTTGGTAGCGGTGCAATTTCTTGAAGTTTTAGATCGCTCACAATAAGTCCACTAGGATTATTTGCAGGAACTCTCAAATATATAGCTGTCGTTGCATTTATTGATGTAAATTCAAAAGTCCATGTGCCTGGTGCGTATGCTGTGTCGGCAACATAAGATGTCACGGCATCACTTACTCGTATTTGCGCACCACCTGGATTAGCAATAACATTAAAAGAAATTTTATATCGCTTACCAGTAGTAATAGCTACTGCCTTTCCAAGAAGTGATGTTGTTGCATTGCTAGTATATATAGATTGCTGCCCTACTACAGACCATCCGTTAGTTGCAACAGTAGGTACTCCCGCAAATATTTCATTTTTAACAGCAATAAATTCGCCAACTTTAAAAGCACCACTTTGCTTAACTAAGCCACTAGGCACTTTAGAAATACCATCAGCTCCCTCATCAGAGAAATCTACCACTAACGATGG